ATCATATAGGGATAAAAAGCCAAGACCATCTGGCCGAAGGCCTGCGCTGTGCCTTGCACGACAACCTTGATTTTCAAATCTGCTGTGAAATATCCAAGATTCGCGTACTTGGCTTTAATAGACGCTGGCGCTTGCAGTCTGTAAGAGTCCAAAACATCGACCGTCAAGACCGAACTTGCAGTAGTCCCGTCCCAAACGAGGTGGTTAATGAGAACCGGGTGGTCGACATATCTGGAAAACCGCGATTCGGCTCCGAGGGAGAAATCTGCCTTCTCCTCGCGGATTACAACAGATTCGTCAACCATAACTGTGGCATTGTCTGCGACCTGTTCTAAAGACACTCCTTGTAAATTTTGATTTAGTTCTGCGAGATTTGTTTATTCCATTGTGCGAGCAATCTCAGGCTGCACGGAAGAGAAAATGGGCTATCGACGAAACATCATCTTTGGATTACTTCCCACATAATCGCGTGGAATTCGTCAATAGGATTCATGCGAACCTCTCATGTCTAGGTACATCACACCCGACACTAAGGAGATGGTTCACGAGCACTGAAGCCAGCTCTGGCAATTTAGAGTTTTCCTGTCCGCCATAGGCCCACAGCTTTGTTGGGTTAGTCCCCTCAGCAGTCGTACGTGGTGAAAGTGCTGTTCTCAAAATGCAACAGCAGTTCGTCCCACGACAACTGTCGAGGTTCCTCTAACCCATGCGCCTTAAAAATATCATTCAGCTCAGTCTGGAATTCGACGAAGGCCGGCCTACCGTGGAGAAACAACTCTCGCTGCGCATTCTCGGCGCACGCGTAGAGGCGTTCCAAGGGGGTGACGCCTGCGTCCGATTTCTCGAAAGCTAATGACTTCCAAATGGAGTCCATATCCAACGGAGCAAACCAGTACCCTGTTTCAGGATCCTTGACAAACTTCCTCTTTAGGAAGGTCTGGTCTTTCAACTCGCCAAACTGGACCGGGGCGCCGTTCTTGCTAGCAGGTGTAGCGACATAGCCCATACGCTCGTAGAAGGCGAAAATGGTTACGGCGTTAAACCTGCCAATTATCTCCGGCGAGATCCCAAAAATGTTGTCGTCTCCGACGTGAGCGGGTTTCACTAGTTCGGTGAATCTCTCAATTGGAATTTCGGGGCACAACTCGAGGAAAGCTACCCTCATCATGGTCTCATTCCAGACAGAGTTGAATATGAGTGTGACCACCACGCCGCTGGGCATTGATTTAATTTTAAGCAAAAAATCCCCATTAAAAGACGTATGCTGTACGCAAAGTGACACGATAGCCATGTAGGTGCAAGTTGCTTCGGCAATTGAATAACCCACGTGCAGAGCTATCAAATAAAAGAACTCAGCGACTAGCAGAAAAGATATCATGCCATGGGAAGTGTCATACGCGGAAAAATCCATGTCGGAAACACTCCCACCTGCCGACGACACGTGGTGGGCCAATTGGCCCCACTGGTGAGATCCCGCATTCATGACACCGAAGCAGTGGGAAAAGAAGGGGTTTCCTAAAAGAAAGGATATAATCGGCATGACAAACATGCGCAAGGCGATATTATACGTGAAATCGACAACGGCAAACAGCCTAATCTTAAACACGTCCAATTTGGCCTGATCTCTAATCTCGTCCTTGGGAGTCATTGAGACTCTCACTGGCTCAATTGTCCCTTCTTCCCAGCGCGCGACAAGTTTTTCAACCCCTTCACGGACAACTGGAACGAGTGACAACTTGTCGTCATCACCCGCAACAAAAAGATCGTATTTCTTCTTGTATCCGAGCTCGCGAAGTGGATCTCCAACTGAAGTCTTCATCGGAACGGGCTCGACACCGATCGACCTGTCTCCAAAGATGGCGTGTGCCAGATCTAAGGGGGCAAGTTTTCCGGTGAACGGAGCTTTTTTCATGTCAGCCACGTACGAAAGCATTGCTTTTCTCTGCTGCGAAAATGGCACCAGGTTATGCATGTTCACGTACTTGAACTGATTCATGAATGCAGAATTCCAAGATCCGTCTACGACTCCTGAAAGCTTCTTAGGGATGCCCATGGGCTTAGACAGCCTCGGGGCTACCGAATCATAAATGACGGTTTTCCTAAACACGCTAGAGAACGTACGAGACTTCTTCTCGCTAGTTCCTAGCACTTTCAGGTACGGAGAAGACACATTCCACAATTCCGACTTGGGGTGCAAGGGGGCGTAATCGCAGTCGACCGCCGTCATAACCACAACAGGTGGCACCTCGAAGAAGCCCACGGCTTGTTCTATGTGTTTCTGGTTGAAGAGACACGCCCCAGACGCCTCGCGCCCGATGATGGAACTCTTCATGTACGTCACGGCACCTAGAATCGTAGCGGGTTCCGTAGAAACCACCAAAGTTCCGCAGTCTCCTCGCGAGCCGCCTCGGTACCATTCCCAACACGGGTATGTCTTTCCGCTCAACGGGTCGACAAAGGTGCGTTTGTACGCACTAACTGCTACGATGCCCGTTTCAAAAACGAGATTGCAAGCCGACATCCCTGCCGTGTCCTCTTTGGGAAAGAACTTAGTGAGGGGGAAGGCCATTGGGTCAAACAGATTTCGCACCACGACCAGCTCCGTGTCGTCAAACTGACACACGTCGGCGGAAGTGAAACCGGCTCTGATGCCTCCGAGCTCCAACTCGAAGGGTTCAATGGAGCCTCCCTCGGGAGCCAAATAGTGGCGATTCAAAAGAACCATACTAGGTCCCAACACGACGCATCTCATGTCAAGCTTCTTGCCGTTGCGCCTTACGATTGCAGAGCGCGTGGCTTGCAGACACTTGCCTACCAAGTCATTCTTCCCGACCCCTACTGTTTCGGGGACGAGGACATGAATAGCTTCGGCACGCTGAGCCCAGGTGCGGGCGGCTTGGACCTCAGGGTAGAATCCCTGCCTAAATTCAACGCGCGTGCGCATCGATTCGGGCTCGACATCTCGCAACATGATGCTTTGGGACGGGCCTGTCAGCTCGTAAGTTTTCTTCAGCAAAACAGCCGCCGAGGCCACGCC